TTTAGAAAGAGCAACAGTAACACGTGATCACAAAGTAGTAGGCGGCGATTATCATGATACAACCACAACCGAAAGATTAGTTAAAGTAGACGAGAAAAAGTAAATGATTATAAGAAAACAGTTTAAATTTGAAGGTGCACACATCGTGCGTAATTGTTCTAGCGATAGATGTAAGTTTAGTCTACACGGGCACAGTTACATTGTAGAAGTGTTCTTTACAGGCAAAGGACTTGATAACGGTCAGATGATTATGGACTTTGGTTTGATGAAAAGTACAATCGGTGACTTTGTTGATTCTTTTGACCACGCATATAGTATGTGGGATAAAGAGAGTGATGACTTTAAAGACTTCATTCACACAAATTCTGCAAGATATATAGAAATGCCTGTAAGCCCATCAGCAGAGGCATATTCTCTTATGATGTTTAAAGTGATAGATGCTATTGTTAAAAATACAAAATTCAACAACGGAGAGCAAGATGTTGAATTGTATGCTGTACGTGTACACGAAACAGCAACTGGTTACGCTGAATCACGGAGAGAAGATATGGATTGGGTTGATTGGGGTATTGAAGATATTACTTTTAGTGATGATATTGTAAATGAATGGAAAGATAAAGAAATGTGGAATAAACTACTAGCAAACGATCCATTTGTTAATAATGTAGTGAAGCAACAAGTATAAATCTAATGAGTTTTAGCGACATATTTAAAAGTAAAAAACAAAAGCAAAAAGAAGCAGATAACGCACAATTGCTTTCTGCAAAAGATCGAGCTACAAAAGACGGCGAACCATGGGTATCTATTTTGGATATGGATATTAACATGGAAGATATTGCTAGTGGTAGTTTCGAGTTGGATTGGAATGATTACTTTGTTACACGCTTGCTTAAAGCAGGATATAAAGGCAAGACAGATGCCGATATAGTAGATCAATGGTTTCAACAAGTATGTCGTAACGTTGCTATGGAAACATGGGAACAAGAACAAGCAGACCCCGAGAGGCGTACCGATTTAGGTGATGGAAGAACAGAGATTAAATAATGGACTTGTCTTTTATAACAGCGGACTTACTAAATGAAATATCTTGGATCGATGGAATTGGTTATATTATTCTGGGTGTTATCACATATGCTGTGATACGTTGGATTAATGTAAAAATAAAATGATACTTTACACAAATGGAGACTCGCACACAGTAGGTGCTGAAGCAGTTAATCCATTTTTCTTTGCAGAAGAAGATCCAAAATACATCAATTTAAAAAAACAACCACACCCAGACAACTTAGCAGTCAGTTGGAGTACTAAACTAGCAGACCATTTTGGTATGGAATTGGTATGTGATGCAGAAAGCGGTAGTAGTAATCACAGAATATTAAGAACTACAAGAAACTTTATTGACAATTTTTCAAAGAGTAATAACAGAAGTGAATTACTTGTTGTCATAGGATGGTCAGGGTGGATAAGAGAAGAATGGTTAATAGATGACGAATACTATCAAATAAATAATACCGGTGTTGGACATTTACCTTACGATTGGAGTGATAAGTATAAAGAATACATAGCAAATGCCGATGAAGATAAATGTGTTGAGTTTTGGAATGACCAAATCTATAAATTTAGTTTAGACCTTAGAAGAAAAGGTATTAAACATATATTTTTTAATTGTTATCAAAGTTTAAAAAACACACAAAATCCCAAACTTAATTGGAAACATTATATTGACCCATACAACGACAAAGGCACATACGACAGTTATTTAAAATCTAATGATATCAAACCAAAAGAAAAATATCATTATGGCGAAGATGGACACAATATGTGGTCTAATTTTTTAATCAATTATATTAAAGAAAATGATATTATACGTTAACGGAGATTCACATACAGCAGGTGCCGAAGCAGTTAATCCACACGCATTTGCCGAGGATGATCCAACCCTAGAGCACCTAAAGCGATTGCCGCATCCCGATAACTTAGCAGTATCGTGGGGTAAAAAACTAAGTACAACCTTAAAATTAGGGTGGCACTGCGATGCCGAAAGTGCAAGTAGCAACGATCGTATTATAAGAACTACAAAAGAATATCTCGAAACCCACAGCGATGTCTTTGTTATTATCCAATGGTCCACGTGGGAGCGCGAAGAATGGTTAATCGATGATACTTACTATCAGATAAATGCTAGTGGGATTGATATTGTGCCGGAGTCGCATCAAGAAAAGTATAAACAGTATGTTGCTAATGTAAATTGGCAGACAAAAACTATCGAAGCACATGCAAAGATTATAGAAATGCACGAATATCTAGACGATAGAAATATCCCGCACATATTCTTTAATGGTAATAATAATTTTAGTAAAATTGCCGATCGATACAATTGGGGATTAACCTATATAAACCCATACGATAATTTTAGTTTTAATGACTACTTATTGAACGAAGGTACAGAGCATGTTATGCCCGGATCTTATCATTTTGGTACCGATGGTCATACTAAGTGGGCTAACTTTATGTTAAAATACATAGTAAAAAATAACCTAATTTAACAATGAAATATATTTTAGTAGATTCTATGAATCTGTTCTTTAGAGCAAAGCACGGATCATTAAGGCAAGCAGATACCTGGACAAAATTGGGATTTTGCCTACATGTTATGTTTACATCTGTAAACAAAGTTATAAGACAGCACGGCGGAGATCATGTTGTATTTTGTTTAGATGGTCGCAGTTGGCGCAAAGATGTGTACGAACCTTATAAACGTAACAGAAAAGAAGCCAGAGAGGCAAAATCAGAGAAAGAATTGGAAGAAGACGCCCAATTCTTCGAGATTTTTGAAGAATTTAATAAATACTTGCGAGAAAGGACAAATTGTACCGTTCTCTGTAATGATAATGCCGAAGCAGATGATATAATTGCTAGGTGGATTTCGTTACATCCAACCGACGAACACGTCATAGTTAGTAGTGATAGTGATTATTATCAACTCATCACTAATCAAGTTGTGCAATACAACGGGATAACAGATCAACTAATAACCCTTGAAGGTTTTTTCGATAGTAAGGGTGTTTCTATCATAGATAAGAAAACTAAAGAGCCTAAATTGCCCCCTAACCCCAAATGGCTTTTGTTTGAAAAATGTATGAGAGGTGACACTTCTGATAATATTTTTAGTGCTTTTCCTGGTGTAAGAACGAAGAGCACTAAAAAACGAATAGGACTTATCGATGCTTTTGAGGATATGGATAAAAAAGGTTATGCATGGAATAATCTAATGCTCCAACGTTGGACTGACCATAATGACGTGGAACATCGTGTAATTGATGATTACAAACGAAATAAAAGTTTAATAGATTTAACTGCCCAACCAGACGAAGTCAAGGAATATGTAGACAACACTATTAAAGAAACCGTTACTAATAAAGACGTAACAGGTGTAGGAATACACTTTTTACGTTTTTGTAACGAGTACGAACTTAATAGCATATCTAATATGCCCGAGCAGTATGCTAGGTGGTTAAACAAGAAATATATGGGAGTTTTAAATGATTAAAGCAAAAGCAGTAAGTAAAGACTTTTGGATTCTTAAAGATGGTGCATTAAAAGTCGGCGAAATTAGTAACGTAACTAATAGCGGTACGTTACTAACTTTTAAAGGCAAACACGAAGTATACACAAATATAGATAGTATTAAAGAAAAAACAAACATTGTGTTTGACAACACCGTTAACGAAATTAAAGATCACGAACCCGAAAATGTACACGGGTACCCATATGTTGGCGAAGCACATAATGCAATGTGGGACCTAAATCTAAACTTACCGTTGTACACAAAAAGCGACGACAGTAAATCTATGTTTGCCGCGGGATGGTACTTAGTTAATATTAAAAATAAGTGGAGGGAAATACTATGTCCAAAACTTATTATTCTGCAAAGAAACAAGTATAAAGGTCCATATAAGAATAAGCAAAATAATGATTTATATCAACAATTTTATCGATAAGATTAAATTCTTTGAGTCAAAAAACAGTAAAGACTTTGTGATGCCGTTAAAAGATGCAAAGTCTTTGCACGCCGATATAACTAAATTACTTTTGCTATTACAAGACTTACAACATAACCAAGAACAAGATTCAACAGTGGAGCTCAAAGGCAAAGACTGGTAAATATATTAAGTAACTACTTAATATACCATGGCAAGAAAACCTGCAGAAGTTCTTAACGAATCTCACAATAAAAAATCAAATAAAGTAGACAAGATACTTGCTAGTAATGGTACATGGGCTGTGTATTATCAAAATCGCCCATTTAATCTAAGATCCGAAAGCACACAAGCCTTTGTAGCACCAAAGTACAAAACTACTGCTTTTAGTAATAGTGGCCATGCTATTAACCTAGCAAAAAAGTTAAACAAACAATTCAACACAAGTGATTTTACAGTTGTGTATTTTGAGCATGGCAAGACTATCTACTCAGA